CATTAGGTATAAATACTGTTCGTATTAATGCAGGAGCAGATATTTATTTATCAGGAATTGAACTAATAGCCCAAGACACTTCCTCAGATGCAAACAAATCCAAAATCCAGATTCCCTCACAGAATGTAGTCAGCTACGGAAAGAAGTTCACAGTCTCCGGCACACCACACTATGATCCGTTTAATGGATTCACTAACAGTTCAGATTTACATTCTGCATATGTTGATACTGCAACATCATTAGGATTATCTTCTGCACCCGGCTCTTCAGCATCTTGGGCAATAAGTAGCACTAATAATATAAGACCTTACAATGGAATGAGGGTAGTTAAGTGGGTAGATAGTAGTGGAACAATCAAAACATCTGTAACAGCAATGCCTCCGAATGCACAGAATATTGCCGAAAATGTTTTAGGTACAACTGAAGTAACAACTCCTAGTGCAACCAATGCTACATTCACTCCAATATTTAGTGATGATGCAATAGACCACTCACTTTCTGAGGTTGCCAAAACTTTTAATTTTAATGAGTTTGGAAATGGTGCGGCAAATGGAGGAACAGGTGCTACTTATGCAGATGCAAGTATGCTTAGTTCTGCTGATGATATTGCTTACGTTATGGATGATGGATTGACAAGTTTATCTGGAAAGGCAGTAAGTAGGACAGGAAATAAAGATTTAATTGGTGACAATGATGATGGATCAAGTCCTTATTATGTAACATTTATTGGCACAGGAATATCAGTAATGAATACTGCTGACACTGCTAAAAATGTTACTTGGTTTCAAAATCTTCCCTATGGTACTCATATTGTAAAAGTTGACAGGGAAGGTGGAACCGCACCAGATATTGATATTGATGGGGTTGAGATGAATGACAATGCTAGTGTCAATAATTATGGTGAAATGCATGATGTAACCTTCTACCAACCCAAGAAACCACCAATCCCAGAGGATGCAGTAGTGCTGGCAGACTATATGCTCATGGCAGATTTTGTTGCTCAATCTTCAGCAGGGATACAGTATATAAGTAAGGGAATTAGGAGTGTATCTTGTTCAAGAGATATGTTTATTAATGGGTCAGGTCTTTCAATGTCTTTGAACCTTCGTCCAGATCATGCAAGTCATGGGTTTAGGATGCATGATGGGAATGATTCAGGAAACTTAACGTGTAGATTGCCATCATTTTGTACTAATTTTGTACTAAATGGTTATCAAAGTGATTCTCATCATCATCTTAATTTAGATGGAACTGATAATGATTCTAGTGCTACAAAGGATAATACTGCTGGTTATGGAAGTTATGCTCATTTAACTTCAGATGTCACTTTAGGTGTCCATACTGTGGGTTTTAATGCGGCCAGTAGTAAAAATGGTAACTTTTCAAATATCGATGTAGCCTCCCCAATCCACACATCCTCCCACTACCAGACCTTTGAAACACCATACCTACATGAGTTGGTAGGAGGTGACAGGAATATGGAGCAACACAATCTAGTGGTTACTCCAGACGGTAAGACATGGGATGAGGTTACAAGGGATACGAGTTATATTGGGAATGCTTGTGTTACTACTGGAACTACTACTGGTTCAACTTCTGGAAGCACATTTCAGATTTTTGACGAATGGAGAGGGAGTGGTGGTTCTGGAGGAGCTTATAAACCATTCCTAAATAAAGATTTTGCTATTGCTTACGATAGGATAATTTGTCTTATAGATGGTTGGTATGAAATTCATAGTCAGTCTCTTAGAAAGGGAACTATTACTCATTGTCATATTAAAATAAATGGAGTTACTATTCAGTATGCTCATGGTGGTAGTTCTGATCATGATACTCCTTCTAATACTGTAAAGGTTTTCCTAAAAAGAGGGGATTATATTCAGAATCAAGGTGGTTGGTTTCAGAGTTTAGATTATGCACTTTTTCAAATTTCAAGAATGTAAAAAATATGTTTATATCACACAAATCAAATGTAATCCAGCAAGTCCACGATACTGAGTGGCAATGCAGAAGGAATACTAAAGGCATGACCAAACCTGAGTATTGGGAGTGGCTTGCTACCATTACTTCTGGTGATCCTCCAACTGTAGATTACTCAGGTGAAACTGATTACACGATAGTTGAGTGTACTGATGAAGATGTTCAGGCAAGACTTGCTCAGTTAAGTGATTATATATCTACAACTCCAGAAACAGGAACAACATACAATATCAAATATTATGCTTCCAAACGAGATGCAGAAGAAATACTGGACAATGAAGGAAAGAGTCACGATCCAAAGCAGTATGTACAATCCCACTTTGTAGGAGATGACTCAGCAAAAGATGCTAGGCTACTGGCAGATAAGTGGGAGAATGTAAGGAGAGATAGAAACAGTAAGTTGGCAGAAACAGACTATCTTGCACTCTCAGATCAGACATTAAGTGACGATTGGGAAAAGTACAGGCAGGAACTAAGGGACGTCCCAACTCAGAGTGACCCAGACAATATAACGTGGCCTACTAAACCTGAATGATTGAATTGTTCCTGTGGAAGTGGGGTTTATACATACTAATCATCTGGTCTTTCATTGCCAATGCCTGTTCAGCAACTCCACAGAATTTAGGTTACTGGATTGATGATAAGCCTTTGAGGGGAACTATAGGAGCAAATAAGGATTATGTTCGGCCTTACTGGGAATGTGTTAACGATACTTTGGATTGTAATGAATGAAAAATATTTTAATAGCACTAGGACTTTTAATTGGAACACTAGCCTGGTCGGAGCCTGCATTTACAGATGTTATTGCCCAGACTACTAATAACCCTACTTATCCTCCTGCTGCCAGTAAATCATCCACCGCAGAAACCGCAGTTGATGATGTTATTAGTATCTTATTGGACCAGGGATTTGCAGGCGCGATTATAGTAATTTTATTCTTATGGACATATAGAACTGACAAGGCAAACCGGGCAAGCCAGAAGGAAAACTTTGATAAGTTTGTTGAAATTTCAGCAGAGTGTTCAGGGCATATGGCTGCTGTAAGTGCTCGCCTGGAAAACATTGAACGAGAAATTGAACAGGCTAAACAAATAGAAATGTTAACCGCGTCAAGAGTAAAATAGGAAAGGGGTAAAATGCCAATAGCATTATTAGGAAGTGTAGTGAGTGGAGTGGTGAAGACAATGTGTGTCTCGCTGATCAGTGAGAAGCTGCTTATGGTGGTGGTCAAGTCGCTCTTGAAGCGCCTCGTGGATTCTAGTGCTAATACACTCGATAATGAGCTATATGAGGCGTTCTGTAAACAGCTTGAAGAAGATCAAGCTAAGAAGTAAATAGCACCTAAAAGGTCCTATAATACTTCGCCGTAAATTTTTAAAAGTTATTTTTGGATGGATAACTATGGCTATAAATTGGTCCTTGTATAAAAACTTCCAGGAATCAGAATATTCTTGTAACTGCGGCTGTGGAGCTGCTCATGTTTCTGAGGACCTGGTTGCAAAAATTCAGGAGCTCAGGGATTTGTGTGGATTTGCTCTTCCAATTACCAGCGGAGTGCGCTGTAAAACTTGGAATGAGATGAACCACGGCCACCCAACTTCGGCGCATCTTGAGGGCCTTGGTGTCGATCTGGGTGTGGACCGAAGTAGAGCCCGGATTGTACTTCAGAAAGCTTTAGACATGGACTGTTTCGAGGGGATCGGAATTTCTCAGCATACTAAGCATGGGCGATTTCTTCATCTCGATTTAAAGCCACGGGCTGGAGGACAAAAAGCCTTCTGGTCATACAGCTAACCATGAAAATATTATTTGAACTTGAGAATTCTGATCTCGATATTGAGTTTACTCCTGCTTTCAGGATGCCAGGAAACTACTCAGATAAAACCAAAGTACAATGGGAATTATCCGACTGCACAGATACGAAACATCTGGATGATGTGCTCATTGAATTTTCGCCAGAAGAGTCCCTTTACGAATCAAATGTTAGTCTGGAAAACTTGCGACTGTTACGCAGACACGATCAGGGAGGTATTGAAACCTGATCAAGTACAGGATGGGGTAAAAATAGAAAATATCAACCTTGCAAAAGTATTAGCTGATAGATGCAACCCGAAGACAATACCAATAAACCCCACTTGAGTCAAAAGCAGAAAGAACAGAGGCGAGGGTATGTTAATGACCAGGAAAATATTAGAGAAATCATTAAGAAACATCCATACAAGAAATGGGAAGAAATAGAAGATAATGCCTTTAATTCCAATTAAAATTCCACCAGGCTTTTTTAGAAATGGAACCCAGTACCAGGCAAAGAACAGATGGTACAAGGGTAACCTGGTACGCTTTTCAGAAGGTCGGCTCAGACCAATTGGTGGATGGCAGAGACTTGCACCGACTCAGATAAAAAAGAAGCAGGGGATTAAGAGCCTTACCATAACTACAGCCGGGACTGGCTATTCTGGTAGCGGAACTCTCTCTGCAACTGGAGGAGGAGGCTCTGGTTTTACTGGGACTTATACTGAATCAGGTGGAGCAATAACCACAGCCCTGATCACGACTGGAGGCTCTGGATATACTTCTGCACCAACTATCACTCTATCAGGTAGCACTTCTGGAACAGCAGCAGTAATCACTCCCGAACTTTTCACTGATGAGGTTGATCCCATTCGCGGACTTCACTCCTGGAGACTGAGTACGGGGGCAAGGTATCTCGCAGTGGGTTCGACTCAGTCATTGAGGATTTGGGATGGGTCGCAAAGCTCGGGCGTCAATGCCCCCATCTATGACATTACACCATCCTCGGTCCCTGCCGGAGCAATTAACTTTAACAGCCAGGATGACTTTCTAATTCCCGGGCTTGGCTTTGGCGCTCTTGAATATGGAGGGGACGATGGCGTGACAAACTTTGATGATTCAACTGGATCAACTTCCGGAGGAGATGTATACGGCACACCAAGGTATCCATCAGTGGACCCGGATGTCCGGGACCCGGATGCATTTCGCGACAATTATTCCGTAACGTGGAGTTTAGACTCATTCGGGGACGATCTCCTGGCACTGCACTCAGGCGAGGGGACTATCTGGTATTGGAAAGCTTCCACTGCCTCTTTTAATAATACAACCCAGACTGCGACTGCACCAATTGCCTTGCAGGATGTTACCTCCTCAACATCGGATTGTCCAAGCCACTCTAACACTGCGGTACTGGTAACTCCAGAGAGACACATTATGGTCCTTGGTCCGGAAGGAGCACACACAAAAATACAATGGGCCTCACAGGAATCACTCACCGACTGGAACCCCACCCTGACCAATACAGCAGGAGACATCACCATTGAGACCAAGGGGAGAATTATTGGCGGGTTTAAAACCAGGTACGGTGTCCTGATATTCACGACCTCAGACACCTGGCGCACCAAGTTCCTGGGACCTCCTTATGTGTACGGGGTCGAGAGGTTGACCGAAGGTGCAGGACCAGTAGGAATGAAATGCATCGCCGGGAGTGCCGACTTTGTTGCATGGATGTCCAGAGGACGTTTCTGGAGTTACACGGGAGGATATATCCAGGAGCTCGAGTGTTCAGTTGCAGATTATGTTTTTTCTGATATCAACCTGGATGTTGAGGGATTAATTGCCGCAGGACACAATGGAGATTTTGGAGAGATCGTCTGGTTCTACCCGAAGGAGGGTGACAGCTACAATACCAGGTATGTCACTTATTCCTATAGAGAGAAACACTGGACAACTGGAGAGCTTGAGAGATCACAATGGGAGCCATCAGACGCCCTGGGTTTCCCTGTAGCTGCCGGAGTGGATGGTTATCTCTATAGACATGAAATGGACCCGGACACCCAGTCAACTCCTGTTCCGCGTGAGAGCACTGTAACTGCTCCAACTGATGTGAATGGACTGTCAGGAATGGAGAGCAGGGTAATTGCCAGGGGAGTTAGCACGGACCTACACCCAAATGTGGCAGATGAAACCCATCTTTGTTTTGCGGAAACTGGAGCAATAGAAATTGGGTCAGGCGATCAAATGATGAGTGTCAACCAAATAATTTCAGACACGGACACCGGGGATAACGGACTTAGAATGCAATGCGTTATTGCTGATACACCAGACGAGACTGGAGTTACACAAGGACCATTCACCCTGGAGAATGATGGATACACCGATTGTAGATTCACCGGACGTCAGACATTCCTGAAGGTGGAAAGTCCCTTCGACCAGGAGTGGCGTTTTGGTGAGGTCAGGTTCAGTGCCGCAACATCAGGGAGAAGGTGAAAACGTGAAGACCCAAAAGCCCCTACCGAACCCTCCCAGAGAGTACACGCCAGAGTATATGTATGACCTGGCAAGCTTAGTAATTGATGAGGAATCTGTGACACTAAAAACAGACAGGGACAATGTAATGGAACAAGGGTCAATTATTTTAAGAAGCCCTAATGGTTCGTTTTATAAAATAACAGTAAGTGATGCAGGAGCTCTGAGTGCAACATCAGTCACTACAGTGAGCTCCAGGCCCGTGACTTCCACTAATCCATATGTATAAAGGTTAAGATGCCAATGACACAAAAAGAAGCTGCAAAAATATTACGCAAGAATGCTCCACCGGGGGAGTTCCCTGCATTTATAAATCCGCAGGAGGCAGCCTGGTTAAAGGGTATGGGGGGTTCCGGACATAAAACAAAATCGGGCCTTAGAAGTTATTTTCTAGGTAAAGCTGTAAGCGCTATAACTGGGGCATTAGGTGGAGGTGGAGGACCAGCAGGACCACAAACTTCCAGGACTGAACTTGATCCGGAAGTCAAGAAAATGAGGCAGCAGACTTTTGATGCTGCAACTGCGGCTGCGGCGAAGCCTCACGAAAGGTTTGAGGGGCAAAGATTCA